TACAAAAAGATAGCAAAGACACTTGAACGAGCTCTTGAAGATTGCAAATGGATACGGTAAAAAAATAAAAGAAGGCGAAAAAAGATAAAAAAAGATTGCTTTATAAATGACCCAACGCGAATTGAAGAATCAAAGTCAATCAACAACATTCAGTATCTATAGCCCCCCGACTCTATAATTGGGTTAGCAACTCACACACCGCACCCCCCACATCCAAAATACGTGGAGCCAATTTTTTGAAAACCGATATTCCGATGTCGGTTTTTTTGTTGCTTTTGGAACGATTTCAAAATGCACCCCCTTCCCGCGCGTGAGAGAGTTTCACCCAGAAGAAAAATAGAGTCTTCAGTTTGACCCTTAAATGAATATACATCCAAAAGTAAAATCACCTTAAGAGTCGAACAGAGACGACACTCTCTCTCATAGAGGATACCCAAGTGGTAAACGAAACGACCGTTAGAAGATTACGTGACTGAAATTCGCTCCCCACGCTCTAAAGTTGACTCCAAATCACTTTATCGTGGCTCGCTTAAACGGAATACAATATCCAGTTTCGGAACACACTCTTCTTTAACTGGATTTATCTTGTTTATGTGGTATTTGTTTTGTCAGATACAGAGTATCTAAAGGAGAACAAAAATGAGTGAGAAGATTACCCTAACCGAAGTTAGAAAAGACGGAACCAAAGTCGAATCCATCAGCATCAGCCGCGAAGACTTAAATATCGGAGTCAATGCCCTCAGTGAACTACGCCGCAACAACATGGGGTTGGTAACAGTCGTCCAGATCAAGAAGCTTGAAGACCACATCAAAACAACCGGTAAAACTCGATACACCAAACGAGAACTTCATGAAATCATTGGAGAAACTGAAAATGCCATATAAGTACAAAATTGATGTTTATCAACTAACCAACAAAACCACCTACTCGGGCGAAATGGATTCCCTAAATGAAGTCAGCGTCATCTTAAAACAAGTCGAAAAGAAACTAGTCAAAGATGAGACAGCAAGAATTACCTTTACTTATACGGAAATCAACGAGAAAAAGACGGAATCAGAACGTGCCAAGATTCGCAAAATCGTCGAAGAAGAATATGACAAGATCATAGGCGAAAATAGGTAAGAATATGAATGACACTAAAATCTGCTCAATATGCAAAAAGCCTTTTAGCGAATATGGTAATAACCCCGCTCCATTTCATGGCGAGATATGTTGTGATGATTGTAACGCCAAGTATGTCCTTCCCCTTCGCGTCTATCAAAGCATTCGTGAACCACAATATGCACTCAACTTTAAAGAAGATGGAAATCTCGAAACGCTGAAACCAAAAGATAAATACTTTACCCTCCAGGAACTACAAACAGCAGTCGGAGGTTACATTGAACTCTATCCTTCTCGCTATGAAAATAAGTTGATCGTCTGCGATGAAGAAGGATTAATCAAACATCGACCGACGAACACAGTCTTTGCCAATCTCACAAATATCAAGCTTGTGGGTGATGTGCTGTTATGCCCAGAAGCAATCTTTGAGGCACCCGATGAAGAAACATAATTCATGTGTCTATGAAGAATACGAAAGACTTAAAAGTCTTTTTGCTTTGGAGACACTGGACGAAAGCAAGAAAACGCTCATCGATGAACTACTTCAGCAAATGGCGTTCATGAAGATGGAACTCGAAATCGTCCAAGAGCAGATAGCAAGTTATGGATCCGTACAAGTCACCAAGAGTGGCAAACAACGGCAAAGTGAAGCCGCTAAATTCTATACAAAACTCGTCGCCTCATATTCTTCAACCCTCAAAACAATCAATGCCATACTTGGTAAAACCAGTGGTGGAGAAGATGACGAACTCGATAAATTCTTGAAGGTCATCGCATGAACTACCTACTCGAATATTATCACGAGATAAAAGAAGGAAGAATCCCGGTTGGCCAAGAACTTAAAGCTACACTCGATAAGCTCATAAAAGACCTTGATGATCCCCGATACATCTTTGATGAGAAAGCCGGAAACATTAGAATCCAGTTTATCGAAACCTTCTGCAAACACACTAAATCGCCATTTAATGGCGAACCTTTTATTTTAGAGTTATGGGAAAAAGCTATTCTTCAAACAGCCTATGGCTTTAAAGAAAAAGCGACAGGACTACGTAGATTCAATGAAGTGGTGTTACTCGTCGCCCGGAAAAACGGCAAGACTACCTTTATTGCTGGCATTGATTTAGCGGAATTCTTCCTCTCAAAAGGTGGCGTGGACATCGTATGCGCTAGTAACACTAATGATCAAGCATCAATTCTCTATGAAGAGATCAATAATATGCGTGAAGGTAGCAAAGCTCTTCGAAGTGAAAAGCGTTCAAAGAAGAACATCTTTTACATCTATTCACCCAAGACCAAAAATAAGATCAAGAAACTATCGGCTCAAAGCCGGAACAAGGACGGCTATAACATCGAAGTTGGATGTATCGATGAAGTCCACGAGATGACGGATTCGAAAGTCTATGATGCAATCAAGCAGAGCCAATCCACAAAGAAGGAACCGCTCATCTTCATTATTACCACTGAAGGGACAGTCACTGAAGGGTTCCTTGATAAGAAACTGGCCTATTGTCGCAAGATGATCAAGGGTGAGATAAGTGACGAAAAGCTCCTTCCTTGGTTTTACACCCAGGACTCACAAGAAGAAATCTATCTTGATAAAAGAACATGGAAAAAATCAAATCCATCTTTAGGTAAAGTAAAGTTGGAATCCTACCTTGATGACATCATGAATAAGGCGAGAAATGATCTTTCCACCAGAGTGACGATGCTTTGTAAAGACTTCAACATCAAGCAGAGTGATAGTGGAAGTTGGCTAACCTATAATGACTTAAATAATGAAGAGCGGTTTAATATAGCAAGCTTAAAGAATTCCTATGCGATAGGCGCCGTCGACTTATCGAATACCACAGACTTAACCGCCGCCTTATTACTATTAATAAAAGACGAGAAGAAATACATTGTTCCCCATTTCTTCATGCCTAGTGACGTTTTAAAAAAGCGAATGGAAGAAGACTCTGTTCCCTATGATATCTACCTAAAAAACGGCCTCCTTACATTAACCGAAGGAAGTCAAAATGACTTCAGTCTCGTGACGAAGTGGTTCCTTAAGATGGTACAAGTATATAACATCCGTCCTCTCTGGGTCGGATACGATCCATGGAACGCTCTTTATTGGGTCAAAGAAATGGAAGAGATGGGCTTTACGATGGAAAAGGTTCGCCAAGGTGTCTACTCACTAAGTGAACCAATGAAACAGCTTGAAGCTGATTTAAAGAACAAGCTAGTTATCTATGATAACAATCCACTATTGAAGTGGAACCTAGCCAACACTCAAGCAAAGATTGATATCAATGGTAATATCCAACCAAGTAAGCTCGGAAGTAAGTTCAAGCGTATCGACGGAGCAGTGGCCCTTATCATTGCCTATGCCGTCCTAAATCGATACAAAATCGAATATGAAGGGATGATAAAATAATGGGACTATTTAAACGTAAGAAAAAAGAAAGCGTGACCAGCATTCTTCCGCTCAACATCGAAGCGGTCTTTTCTAGCTTTGGCACCAACATTCTTAATAGCGACACCGTGCGAATTGCCATTGACCGGATAGCGAGTCATGCGTCAAAACTTAAGCCAAGGCACATCAAAAAAGAAAAAGATGCCCTTGTCGAAAGCGATAGTGATATCAATTTTCTTCTCAAAAATGCACCCAATCATATCATGAACCCAACGACTTTCCTTTATCGAGTGGTTTCATTATTATTCATCAATAACAACTGCTTTATTTATCCCTTAACGAGCATAGATGGAAATCTTGAAGGACTATTTCCCCTACGTCCTAGGACGGTGGAAGCAAGTAAGGATGAGACAGGCGAGTTATTTCTCAAATTCTTCTTTGATAGTGGCGAAGAATACACGCTTCCATACGAAAATGTCATCCATTTGCGTAGGTTTTACTGTGAAAATGACGTATTCGGCGGTAATGGGGCTCTAAGTGATCATGCTACATTAATCAAAACAGTATCCATCAACGATTCAATTCTTAAAGGAATCGACAATGCCATCAAATCGTCCTTACAGATCAAAGGACTATTGAAGATGAATGCGATGCTTTCCCAGGAAGATAAAGATAAACAAAAAGCCATCTTCGATACCGCTCTTCGTACCTCGATTAAAGATAATAACTCAGCTATCATCCCGGTTGATCTAAAAGCGGATTATGTTCCATTAAACAGCGATCCCAAACTCGTTGATGCAGCGACTTTAGAATTTCTTAATGAAAAAGTCCTATCATACTTTGGAATCAGTAAGCCGATTTATCTTAATAAATACACAGAAGAAGAATTCAATGCATTCTACGAAGGAACCATTGAACAACTCTCCATACAGTTAAGCGAAGAATTCTCCAGGGTGTTACTCACCAAAGAAGAACGAAAAAAAGGTGAGCAAATCATCTTCTATAGTGAAAGACTTCAATATGCGTCGTGGAACACGAAAGTGAATGCCATCGAGAAACTAATGGGGTTAGGACTCATGAGTCTCAACGAAGCACGCTCTTTACTTGGCCTAGAACCGGTTGAAGGTGGCGATAAGAGATTACAAAGTCTCAATTTTGTGGATCAGACGAAAGCCAATCAATATCAAGTCGGAAATGATTAAAATTAAAGAATGCTAAAGATTGAAACGGAAAATCCATTATTCATATTACGAAAGAAAAGTCTTTTGATGCTAATGTCAGTAAAGACATGGTCGCCGACATTTTCTCTAAAAATATTAGGCCGTGATTCTAACGTTTCCCTTTTTATATTAATAGTATCTTGATTAATATCAAATAAATTATAACGCCTATTTAGGTGATTAAGCATATCGTCATTAAGTATTACGATTAGCCATTTATTTTTATAACTTTTAATCTCATGAAGCCTAAAGACATTATCGAACAATTGACCTTCAAGTTTTGTTTGAGGATTATTAGTTCTAGGTTTTTTCCAAAACTTGCATTCACATACGAAACTCAATTTATCAATCACGCAATCTATCTCTTGTTTCGGATTTGCACCATTAATAAGTTTTGAAAGCGGATACTCGAGGATTAAATCTGACGGAGCAAGTTTGCAGATTTTTGATAATGTATAAAAAAAATCATATCTTATACAATCTTCAGATATATAGTCCTGTTCCATTTCAAACCTCTTCGAAATGTTTGAAAAATAATTTTCAAAAGTGTTCATATTAATTTCCATATAACTAGCCCCGTTTCCTAAAACTATGATAACACATCAATAGTCTTCAGTTTGACCCTTAAATGCAAATGACCATCTTTATACAATCAACCTTGTATAGAGGTGGTATTTTAATGAACAAAGAAATCCGTTTATCCAATTTACGATTTAATGAACTTGATAACGAGATGGTGCTAGAAGGCTACGCCATCGTTTTTGATACGGAAACGCTCATTGGCGATGAAACGCGTGGATTCCTCGAAACCATTGATCGCAATGCTTTAGCGACCGCCAATATGAAAGACGTCCCTCTTAAATACAATCATCAAGATAATTTTTTAGTTATTGCTAGAACAAGAAATAATTCCTTAACTTTGACCGTCGACGAAAAAGGTTTAAAAGTGACCGCTCGTCTTCTTGATACCAATTCAAACCGCGACATCTATCAGATGGTGAAGGCAAACCTTCTCGACAAGATGAGTTTTGCGTTTACGGTCAAAGACCAGGTTTGGGATCGTAGTGGAACCATCCCTAAACGAAGAATTACGGCAATTGAAAGACTCTACGATGTTTCCATTGTCGATACACCAGCCTATGAAGACACATCAATCTATGCCCGAAGTCTAGAAACCATGGATATGGATCTAGCGGCCTTGGATAAGGAAATCGAGGGTAAATCGATGAACCTATATCGAAAAAGAATTCACATCAAAATCGGAGGAGAATATGAATTTAGCACAAAGAATGAAAGAAATTGAAGCTCGTTTCGCCGAGATTAGAAAAGTCAGCGAAACAGCTAGCCTTGAGGAACTGGAAAAACTTGAAAAAGAAGTTGATACCCTTAACGAAGAGAGGGCGATGACAGCCAAGAAACTCGAGATGATGAGAAAATTTGAACCAGTGCAAATCACTGAAACCAAGAGTTCAAATAGAGAAGTCCTCGAAAAACGTGGCCTTGATCTAAAAGAAAAGCGGACGATCACGGTTTCAACAGAAGAGATTTTGCTACCCGCTCACGTTTCGACGACCCTCTCGCCAATCCCGTTCCCGGTTGTCTCTCGACTGGCCGATGGACTTAATGTCATTAACTTAAGCGGTGGCGAAAGCTATCGTAAGCCTTATGTCAAAGACTATGGCATCGCCGGACTCACGACTGAGGGTCAAACCTATCAAGGCACTAGCGAACCAATGGTCGACTATGTCGACATCAATCGTGCCAAGATTACCGTCTTAACCGAAATCACAGAAGAACTAGAAAAGCTTCCAGCCATTAACTATCAAGCCGAAGTCTTGAAGAACATCAATGTTTCGATTAAAAAGAAGCTCATTCAACAAGTCATTAACGGTAATGGTGGTGCCAATCAATTCACAGGTATCTTTTCAAGCGATGCCAAATGTCTTGAAGACAGCACGCCACTTGAATTATCAGACATCGATGCCGACACCCTCACCAAAATCATCTTCAATTACGGTGGCGATGAAGAAGTGGAAGGAAAAGCGTGTTTGATTCTAAATATCGGCGATCTCTACAAGTTCGCGACTCTCCGTCATCCCGACGGAAGAAAAGTCTATGAAGTGGATACGACACTCCATACCATCGATAACGTTCCCTACATCATCTCCAGTCAATGCCCAGCCCTTACTGACAGCACGACTGCAGCAAATACTCTATGTCTAGCTTACGGCTCGCTCAGCAATTATGAGTTAGCCATCTTCTCGGGTCTTGATATTCAAAAGAGCACTGAGAATCGCTTTAAAGAAGGTATCATCGTCTATCGTGCCTCGCTTTTCGCTGGTGGAAACGTCACAGCTTATAAAGGCTTCTTACGCGTTAAGAAGGTTGCGGCTCCAACCGCTGGATAGAGATATTCATGATGAGTGCGAATGTAAACTTACTACCTTTAGTTAAAAAATCATTGTTGATCCCCGAGGTGGAAACATTTGCTGACCTCGAAATCACCGCACTCATCGATAGCGCACTCGCCCTAGTGAAATCCACTGGGGTGAGTGAAACCGCTCTTGAAAGCAAAGAAGTGGCGACGCTCGTGATCGTCTACGTGAAGACGTTCTTCGGATTTCAAAGTGATGGAAGCGTGAAAGAACTACCGGAAGCATTCTATTTTCTTCTGAAACAAGTTTCATTGACTAAGGGGGCATAGATATGCCCTTTCCTAATAGTCCAAACATTGTCATCTCACTACTAAAAGTAATCAAAGAGCGAGAGAAGTATCAAATCACTAATCTTAGAAAGGCGATTGGTATTGCCCGAAGTCTCACTCGGGAAGAATGGAAAGCCTCCGTGGAAACGAAGGTCAACATTGATTACAAGGTGTCAATCAATGCCTTTCTTTACCAAAACGAGAAGTTCGTCATGATCAACGAACATTTCTACAAAATCGGGCGAACGTTTGTTGGTGGACAGTTCGTGGAACTCTACTTAAGCGAAACCCGTCTTAGCAAAGAAGACTTCTATGGATGGCACAACTATGAATGAAATTGCCGGCAAAATCTCATCAATCATCAATGAGTACACTAAAAAAAGTGTCGATTTGCTTGAAAAACGAATTGATGAGTGTGCCGATGAGATCCTTGTTTATATTAAGGAAAACGCTCCTCGAGGAGATAGTAATAGTCATCTCGCCGATTCGTTTATCAAGACGGTCGTCGGTGAAGGGAAGAATGTAACTATCTACATTTCAAGTAAGAGCAAAGGGCGAATCGTTCATCTCATTGAATTGGGATTCCGTCATACGAGTGGGAAACATGTTCCGGCTCATCCGTTCTTAAGGCCAGCATACGATACCTTCTCGCCCAAAATGCTTGAAGACTTAAAAAGGATAATCGCCTATGGCTCTACATAATGATCCCATTCATAACATCTTGAAGCGTGTGACACCCAATGTTTATTACTTCCACAACCGTTCTGATGATAGTGAAGAAACAAACAAACTCCCGTACATCGTCTTTCAAATCGTCTCCAAACGGCCAATTGCTAGAGACGACATAGCGGAACTCTATAGAGTCGAATACCAAATATCTGTCGTCACTCGAAAAAGAAACGAAGCCTTGATCGTCAAGTTCGAACAAACGCTTCAAGGTCGTGGCTTCATTCCCACTCTCATCAGTTCATTTCAAAACGACGACTATTCAATCAATCGCGTTTACAAAGTTGAAATTATATCTAAAGGAGGATATTAAAATGGCAACTAATAAAGTAACATTCGGACTCAAAAATGTCCGCTATTCACTTGCCACACAAAGTGCTGGTGGTGAATGGACTTTTGGTAACTCTGAAGCCTTACCAGGAGCCCAGGAACTATCGACAGAAGTTATCGGTGGTAGTCAAAGCGTCTATGCCGATGATTCCGTCATTGCAACACTCGTGCAAAATGCCGGACGTAACATCTCACTTAAGGTTACGGAAATTCCTGATGAGTTTAAGGTTGATGTACTTGGCTATAAGAAACTCGCCAACGGGAATCTCGTTGAAGTGACGAACGCTCCCGTCAAAACCTTTGCTCTTGGCTTTGAGTTCCAAGGCGATGCAAAAGGACGTCGGGTATGGTTCTATCTTTGCTCGGTGACCCCCATTAATGAAGCGACGAAAACCAAAGGCGAAAGCGTTGAAGCCAACGGAATTACCCTCAGTATCGTCGCCCGTCCAATTGAAGTAGGCAATTACCTAATCACCCACGTGATCGCAAATTCAGAAGATGCCAACTACAACGACTTCCTTTATAGTTCGCCGCAACTTCCGACGATTGCTAGCTAGGAGCAGATATGGAAAAGACACTAATTATCCGCGATAAGGAGTACCGTTTAAAAAGCTCTCTGTTTTCGATTATCAGCTATAAGAATACCTTCGGTAGTGAACTCTTTAGCGACATCAGCGTCCTCGACACTATTTCTAGCAAAGAAGAATTGACGACCTTATCTACGGTTATCGATGTCATCTTTCGGATCACCTACATCCTTCATAAGCCTTTTACCAATCAAAGCTATGACGAGTTCCTTGGTGGATTCGACTTCGCCATCTTAAGCGACGTCAAAGAGTTAGAAGCGATTGCGAACACGATTGCCGAGCTTTTGGGAACCGTTAAAGAAAAAGGCGACGAACAACCAAAAAAAGAAATTCCCCACCCATAACGGCCTCCATCATCTTGAACCTTGCCAAACTCGGCATTCAGATAAGTGAGAGCCGTTACTTCGATATCGCCACTTACGCTGAAATCATTGAGATAGAACTTACCCATGTCGGTGGGGGAAATAATCGAAAGGCAACTCAAAGCGATATCGATCGATTTTTACTTTAAGAAGGGAGGTCGGCTCTAGATATGGCGGAAACCATTAAAGGTCTTAACATTAAGCTCGGTCTAGACACGACTGAACTCGAACAAAATCTCAAGAATATTACCAAAGAACTAAGGGAAGAACAAAAGGACCTCAAGTCGATTAATAATGCCCTCAAGTTCGATAGCGGTAATCTTGACCTTTGGCAAGAAAAGCAAGATAAGCTCAACTCAATTCTTGAAACCACGAAGAAGCGACTTGAAGCCCAAAATGCTAAATTAGAAGAAGCGAAGAAAGCCGTTCAAATCGGTGCGATATCCGAAGAAGAATTCAACTCCTTGAAACGTTCGGTGCAGTACACCGAAACAGACATCGTAAAACTCAATAAAGAACTTCAAATCACCAAAGATAAGATTAAGTCCCTTGGTTCGATTAATCTTGACCAATTAAACAAGATTGGCACAAATCTCACTAAATATGTGACGGCACCGATAATCGGTGCTGTTTCGGCATTAGGCATCTTAACCAAAAAGACGATGGAGACCGCCGACGAAATTAGTGACAACGCTAAGAAGGTCTATCTAGCTACTGAAGCCTATCAAAAGTGGGCATATGCCTTCAAGATACTTGGCGTTGAAGAAGAAACAATGAAGAAGTCGTTCATCAAACTCAATTCTCTTCTTGGTGACATCTCCCAAGGAAACGGCAGTAAATACGAAGAAAGCCTTCGCCAAATTGGGTTATCGACAGAAGCCTTGATTGACTTATCTCCCGACGATGCTTTCAACTTGATTCGCAATGCTCTTTCAGAACTAGAAGATGAGACCTTACGAGTGGCCATTGCCAATCAAATCTTTGGCGACAAAATCGGTGCTGAACTTGCCCAGGTGATCAGTGCCACAAGTGGCGAGATTTCGGCATTAAAAGATGAAGTAGAAGCACTTGGCATTATCACTGATGAAGAAGCCCAGATTGCCGGAAGATTTACGGATAGTCTTGATAAACTCAAACAGTCCGCTCAGTCACTAGCAATGAAACTTTCAGTCGCCTTTGTTCCCGTCCTAGAAAAGATTACTGATGTCATTCAGACAAAACTCGTTCCCGCGGCCAAAAACATCATTGCGTGGTGGAATAACCTTAGTTCCTCGACGAAGAAGATAACAGCAGTTCTTGTTGGTGTATTGGCGGCCATTGGACCAGTGCTCGTTGCCGTCGCCAAAGCGATCCCGTTTATCTCTAAAATGAAAACGGCATTATCCGGACTAAAACTTGGAAGTCTCATTCAGGGACTAAGTTTAGGGAAAGTAGCCATCATCGCTTTGGTGGCAGCATTAGCTGTTTTGCTACTTAAAAACGAGCGATTCCAGGCACTATTAAAAAGTCTATTCGAGACTCTTCAAAAGGTTCTAGAACCGATTGGGGAACTCATTGGAAAACTCGTCTCGGCACTTTCTCCTTTACTTGAAACCATTACAAGCGCATTAACTCTAATCATTGATGCCCTCGTCGGCCTTTTGGAAAGAGTGCTCCCTCCGCTAATATCGATCATTGAAGTGGTGGTCGAAGTCATCAAAGTCGTTTTAGATGTCGTCATCGACTTAACAAATAGAGTCCTTCCACCCTTAATCAGTATCATCAATCTGATCATCGAGATCATCATTTCTCTTATTCCCATCGTCAAACTTGTCGTCGATATCGTCGCCAACATTCTTACAAAAGCATTGAGTGTTATTTTAAGTATTCTTGAGCCGATTAAAACGATACTGACGCTCATCGTCAATGTCATTGGAGTGCTCTTTAATGCTTTATCCAAGATTATCAATGCCATCCTTGTGCCACTGACCAAGATCATTGAAGTGGTCTTTTCGCTATTAAATATTGTCGCGGATGTATTGATAAGCATCATCGATATCGTCGTGGCGATTTTGATTCCCGTCCTTAATATCATCATTGCCATACTCGACCCGATACTATCTTTGATTGGCACGTTGGCGAATGCCCTCGGAGTATTAATGGAAGTCCTCGCTCCGCTGATTGACTTATTTTTAG